GCCCTCTGTTGAGGGCTCTCACCGAGATCTTCACAGATTTCGGAATAGCATTTCGCTTCCCTGAGGACGCTTCATGGAGGTCACTCCTATGTCTCGGTTCCGTGAGCAGGATATTAGGGTCCAAACGATCGGCACTCGCGTGTCGCCGATTGGTCCTACTACCACTTACGTGTCCAAGACTGATGGAGTCTGGCGCAAAAGTACAGACGAGATAGGGTTTTATCCGTTACCAACGGATCTATTACTCTACGAGTCGGGTACTTATGTACCAGTTCGGACGCTGAGCCGGCCTAATGGATGGCAATGGACAAATTGTCCGCTATCCTACCAGCCAGCGATTCCCGATCCACATCAGAAGTGGCCCGTTCTAACAGCGTTAGATCGGAACACTTTGGCGTGGAAGATACTCTCGGAAACGAATCCGTCGGTACCTCATGTGAGTATACCGACATTCGTTGGAGAGTTGAAAGACCTGCCGTCTCTTGTCAAAGGCTACGGAAAGGGACTGCTAAAGTCCATTTCTAATGGCTACCTCTCTTGGAGGTGGGCCATTAAGCCGATGATTGGAGACCTGCGCAAACTCCTACGCTTCCAGAAAGCCGTTAATGAACGGCTAACATGGTTGTATAGGCTTCGCGCTGGTGAAACGTTGCGGCGAAGGGTAGACCTAGGTGTGACGTCCATTAATGACAACGCCCAGAGTGTCTGTATTGACACGACTGGATGTTGGATTACTGGCACCTCAGAACTCCGCTATGTCCGTAAGGCATGGGGGTCGGCGCAGTGGAAACTGCTACCGGATTCCGTTCTGCCTCAAGTTGGTTCCCGCGAGCTCAACCAGCTCGCTTGGAAAACAACCTTTGGTATAACGAGTCATGAGGCTTTGGCCACGGCTTGGGAGTTAACTCCTTGGTCGTGGTTGGCAGACTGGTTTGGTAATGTTGGCGATGTTATCGCCGCCACCAACAACTCGGTCGGCTGCACCTGGGGGCATGTGTGTTATATGCGAACACTCAACGCAAGAAGAGTGGTCAAGTATAATACAACTCAGTCAGACGCAGATCAACTCGCGGCCTTAAATGGCCAAGAGTATTATGCGCTGACTGTGCGTAAGGAGCGATATGTTGTCGCTCCGGTCCTACCGCTTCCCGTTCCTCAACTGCCCATTTTAACAAATGGGCAGTGGTCGATCCTAGCAGCTTTGGCCGCCCAGCGGCTATAGCCGTTGGGTTGTCTTTCTGTTAGGAGAAGTTCCATGTTGGGAAACACTTTGACTCTGCCGCAGGCAGGCGGTGACAAGGTACTCATCAAGATTAACCAGGACCAGTACTCTTCGGAGTACCTCCTGCGTGAAACCTTGGGGGAGTATCGCGCTCGTATCAGGCACACGAAAGTGGGCCCGACGGGCGCGCGTCCTTACGAGGCTGACCGGCACAACTTTGAAGTTGTGCATGTCATCTTCGCGGCCGGTGACGTCGCACAGTATGAACGAAAGTTCTACTTTGTGATCGAAACCAAGCCGGGGGACGTTGCCACTGCGCTCGCAGACGCCGTTGCGGATCTTATGATCCTCTCGACGAATGCGTTCCTCGTCAGCCTGAACGGCTGGGAGTCCTAGACTTGACGGTATTCACTGTAAAGTGGATACGGGTTGACTTGTAGTCAGCCCTGTCGCTGCTAGTTCCTAGCCGCGGATTGTCAAAGTCGATCCCGACAGCATGGGACATTTGCGAAAGGTTAACTTTCACTATGTCTAAGTGCCATGTCGCGGAGCTTCAAGAACTGTGGCAGGCTATCCTCGCGGACGCCTGTCACACATTCCCGACCCTGGAAAGCGAGTTCCGTAAGGATCTCGCCCGTCTCCAGAGAACCGTGGCGCACCGTGGAATTCGAGTATTTCTCGAAGACCTCGTTGCGATAGGTAAACACTTTGATCGGTGTTTATCTGGCGGCCTGTACAAATGTTCGGGACTTCCTCTTTCGAGAAGAAGTTCAAACACAGTAGTGATTCCGAAGTTTCTTCGGGGACTCTACTTACAGGTTTTTCACGGTTCGGGTCAACTGAAGGAGGATTGCAATGTCGAAGCCATCCGATTTGTGCGCCAACTCTTGTTCGCGTTCAAAAAGGGAAAGCTTCGCTGCGCATCAGAAGCCAACGAAAAAGAAGTCGTTGAGTTCTTTGATGTCGACAGCCAACTCCCTGAGCCGGAAGGCTTTTGGGAGTCTATTGACGAAGCGGTTCCTGAACCAGTTCGGCCAGATGGAAGATATTCTCAACGAGAACAATCACCATCCGGATGCGATCCTGATTCAAACGTTGGCAAACGGTTTCGCTTGCCTTCGCGAGGAGCTGCTGCTAGTTATCCGGGATCTCAAGATTCTGGAACGGAGGAAAGAGGATCTCCGAAAGGAGAAAACTCGCCAGCGTCCCAGGACGACTCCGAAACGCCGAAAGGCGAAGTCGGAGGTCAAACCTTGGGAACACGAGGGGTGACATATGAAGGATTCAGTAAGTCACCTCTCTATCACGGACGACTATCGTCTCTTGATCCGCAAGCGCGGATCAAGCTGTCGCGCCTCCTGGCGACACTTGACTTCGTGTCAGGTGTCGTCACCGCAACACTTGGGTCTTACGATCCGAGTGTATGGCGGTTCAGGCACGGCCCGGGTGCTGTTTCAGAGTATAGGGGTCCTGCCAACAAGTACTGTTGGACAAACTGGTCCTATACCCTGGAATCCGAGTACCCAATTGCCGACTATGGTTTCCATAGTTATAGCAGTTGGGCAGGCAGAGTACACACTGAAAGAGTTCCAAGCTCGGAAGAGCTTTGTTCTCGAATGGTGTGTGTCCCAAAGACCTACTCGCGTCCGCGGCTCATTGCCGCGGAACCGAGTGCAAGTCAGTGGTGCCAACAAAATATGTGGCACTACTTTTGCAACCGAACGCAGGATTCTTGGATTGGTAGATTCATTCGCTTTCGCGATCAGAGTCACAACCAAGATCTGTGCACGATTGGGTCCCGGGATGGCACGCTTGCTACAGTCGATCTCTCGGCTGCCAGCGATCGTGTCACCTGTCACGCTGTTGGACAGATGTTCCGGAAAAACCCGAAACTACTAAACTGTCTTAGAGCGTCTCGAACCCAGCGGGTCTCACAGACGATCACTAAACGTGTACCGTCTGAGATCCGGTTGAGAAAATTCTCAACCATGGGCAACGCCTGCACCTTCCCTGTAGAGAGCCTGATTTTCTTGAGTATAGCGATATCCTGCGTTCTAACAAAACGTGGGATGCGTCATACAATGGGAAATATCAAGTCTCTAATTGGGCAGGTGGCCGTCTTCGGAGATGACATAGTCATCCCCGTTGACAGTCGGGAGCTACTCGTTGAAGCCCTCGAAATCCTTGATTTCAAGGTCAACACCGCAAAATCTTTCTGGACCGGAAGGTTCAGAGAATCATGCGGCATCGACGCCTTCCGTGGTCACGACGTGACCCCGGCTTATTGGCGCACCTTCAACGATGGCAAACCTGAGTCCCTAGCAAGTACTGTCGAAACCAGGAATAACTTTTATAAGAAGTCCCTGTATACGGCAGCTGATCGACTTGCGTCGACCATACGTAAGGATATTCCTTACGTACACATGGGATCAGGTGTTTTCGGTCTTAAGTCCAATGTTCCTGCTGATTATAGCGGCTTTAAAACCCGCTTTAATAAGCATTTGCAGAGGACAGAGATCTTCGTAGCGTCGCTTATAGCGAGGCAAACGAAGGTCCCGATCGAAAACGACTCTGCTTTGCTTCAGTATTTCACTGAAGATCCTGACCCACTTACCAAGTGGACCTCAGGCATTCCGCAGAGGCCTCTGGTGAAAATTCGCCAGAGATGGGTGGCCTTGTCCGATCTTTGCACACCATGTGCAGAATCCAAACAAGGAGGGAGCTCGGAATATGCAGACTTCAATTAATGGAACCAGCTGAAGTTCCCCGCCACTTTAGTGGAAGGGTATTTCCAGTGATGTCCAGATTGAAGGTGTATTCCAGTGAGGTGAAG